TCCGCAACCAAATGGCAGAACAGGTTGCACAGGTCCAAGCGATTTCCGCTTTGGCCGAGCAGGAAGACCGTGACATGACTGCGGAAGAAAAGACGCAAGTCGACGGACTTTTGGCACAGTCCAACAACCTCCAGAAGGATCTGGAGCGAGCCTTGACTATCGAAGCCAAGGCCAAAGAGATCCTGAACGTTCGCCCTATCGGCACTCAGAATACTGGTGCGAAGGATGTGGTCCCAGCTACTGTTAAGCGCCACGGCAAGCTGAAGGCCTTCAAGAACGATTTCGATGCCTATTCCGCTGGTCAGTTCTTGCGTGCCACCATTGCAGAAAACAAAGACGCGATGGCCTGGTGCAAAGAGCATGGCATTATGAACGCCCACAGCACGACAACCAACAGTGCCGGTGGATACTTGGTTCCAGACGGTTTCGAGTCGGCAATCATCAATCTTCGCGAAGAGTATGGTGTTTTCCGCCAGAATGCTCGCGTCTATCCGATGTCGGAGCCAATCGTTTACGTTCCACGCCGTCAAAGTGGCTTCACAGCCTACTACGTCGGTGAAAACAGCCAAGGCACCGAGAGTGATGCAAGTTTCTCTCAGGTCAAGCTGGACGCCAAGAAATTGATGATTTTGACTCGCTTGAGCCAAGAATTGTCCGATGATGCAATCATCTCTCTGGCTGATTTCGTAGCCAATGAAATGGCATACGCATTCGCAGTTCAGGAAGACCAAGCTGGTTTCTTGGGTGACGGCACCTCGAGCTACGGTGGTATCATCGGCCTTCGAAACGCACTCTTGGCAGGTTCTACTGTGACTGCAACCGGTGGCGACGACACGTTCGAAGAACTCGAATTTGCGTTCTTCCAAAACGCTGTTGGCAAGTTGCCACGATTCCCAGGCATTCAGCCTGCTTGGTACGTTCACAACGCATTCTACTGGAATGCCATGGTTCGCTTGGCAAATGCTGCTGGCGGTAACACCATCGGTACTGTCCAAGGCGGCCCAACTGGCTTGTCCTTCATGGGCTATCCAGTCGTTCTTGTGAATGCACTTCCAAGTGCTCTGACGACCTTGGCATCGACTGTTGTCGGTTTCTTCGGTGACTTGGCGATGACCGCAACCATGGGATCTCGCAGTGGAATCTCCATCGTCAGCGATCCCAGCCGATACTTCGAGTACGACCAGATTGCAGTCCGCTGCACCCAGCGCTTCGATATCGTTTGCCACGAAGTTGGAACTGCATCTGCTCCTGGCCCAATGATTGCACTCAAGATGGGCACTGCCTGATCTTAGTTGCATCGTCTTATTTTTCACTGAAACCGAAGAGAGATTTTTGATATGAAAGCTGCACAACTTGTCGTTCGCGACATTGCCATTGCTCCGAAATCTTGCGCGAGCAATACCACCAGCACCGCACGCATTGACTGTGCCGGTGCAGACTATGTGACACTTGAAATCGCGTTTGCTGCGGAACTCAACACCAACGCAACCGGTCCAAGCATCACGCTGAAAGAAGCTGACGACACCGAAGCTACGTCGTTTGCAACCTTTAATGCTGCGTTCAACCGAACCGCTGAAGATTGCACGGCAGCCAAGGTGGTTGTCTACCACGTCGACACCAAGCCGCGAAAGCGATACTTGCTGCTCGACATCACCACTCCGAACAGCTCGAACGACGTTATCCTTGCAAGCGCCGTTTCGAACTTGTACAAGGAAATCTCACCGATTGGCACCACCGACCAAGGTGATGTCGTCGTAATTGGTTAAACCCACCAACGCCTTTCTGGTGGGTTCCCTCCGCAGTGATGGCCCTAGCTGCGGAGGGTTTTTAGGGCATGAAAGGCAAGCATGTTACCAGATGGATTACAGTTTCGAGGACAACTATTACAGGACCGATGGGTATACCATCAACTGTCGAAGCTAAAGTCCTCGATGAATGAAGGCTACTTTGTCGATATCGGCTGCAACGATGGCGTGACGATTAACAACACACTCGTCTTTGAGCAACTTGGATGGGAAGGTATTTGTGTTGATGCGGACGCACGGGCCTACAAAAAGGCAGTGGCAAGTCGCGTTTCGCCGGTGGAATTCGGTGCGGTTTGGAGTGAATCCAATCAGCCACTCATGTTCAACCAACACGAAGAATCCCTTCTGTCTCAGGTCTCAACAGTCGGCACCGAGGTGTTAAGTGTTTCGCTGAATGACCTTTTGGCGAAATACAATGCACCCGAAGAAATTGACTACATCTCACTCGACGTGGAAGGTGTAGAATGTGATGTACTAGCAGGTTTCGATGACGAGCAATATGTCGTCAAATGCTGGACGATTGAGCACAACGGAAACCCAGATGCAATTCGGTTCCTGGTTCCGTGGCTTACCGAAAGAAACTACCTTCTCAAGTTTGTCGCTTGGGATTTGTTTGCGGTTTTGGATACTCACCCCATGGTTGTGAAAGGCTAACTATGAGTGACACAGAAAGCACAGAGTTTAAGGTGGCGGCAATGATGACGCTGCCGAGGTACGAAAACGTATATTGCCGGAACGTGATTGATGCGGCGCTGCGAGAATGCGGTGTTCCACTTCATACGGCACAAGGCGTGTTTTATGGTCAGTGCATGCAACGCATGTTTACACGCGCCATTGAGAACGACATCGATATTGCAATCACCATTGATTTCGACAGTGTGTTCACCGGCAAGGATGTGATGGCACTTCTCCAGACGATGGCGATTTACCCAGAGATTGATGCGTGTGCGTGCATGCAAGCGCGTCGAGGGCAGCACTATCCGCTAATGACGATTAAGGGTGAAACCAAAGTCGAGTGGGACGGAAAACCACTGCAAGTCTCGACCGCACACTTTGGATTGACCGCGATTCGACTTTCGAAGTTGCCTGCCATGGAAAAGCCATGGTTTTGGAGCACTCCGGGCGAAGACGGTTCGTGGGAAGATGAATCGGGCAAGATTGACGACGACATTTACTTTTGGAAGAAATGGACTGCCGCTGGCAATAACCTCTTTGTAAATCCGAACATCTGCATCGGTCACATGGAGGAAATGGTGGCAATCCACGACGAGAACATGCAGGTGGTGCATATGTACCCGAAAGCATGGAAGCAATGGGCCACTGGTGGCGAGCGTGACGCACAGGTAGCAATCGCAGCAAAGGAAGAGGAAGTTGAACAATCCAAGACTTAAACGCCTGACTGGTGCGTACACGAGCCTAACCCAGTTCACCGATAAGACCGTTTGGCCTTTGACCGTTGGTGAAGTAAAGGCACAGCTAGAAATCGCTGATGTCGATACCTCACACGACGAGTTGATTCAGAATATCATCTACTCGGTGACACAGGTTTACGAGCACGATACGCAGCAGAAAACGACGTTTGAGACTTGGACGATGACCTTGGACCAACTCCACGGTGACTACATCGACCTGCACCATAGGCCCGTTGATTCGATTACGCACATCAAGTATTACGATGCTGGAAATACCCAGCAGACTTTGTCTACCGATATCTATGCACTCGACGGTTCAACTGGTGGCGTGCCTGGTGGCAATAGTCGCGTGCTACTGAAGTACAATCAAGATTGGCCCGATTTGGCAGACCGATGGGACGCCGTGGAGATTCGATATGTTACAGGTTATGCAGCGACTGCTACGGACGTTCCTCAAGTTCATAAGCAAGCCATGCTACTGATGGCGACAACGCTATTTGAACATCGAGGCGAACCAATCACAACCAATGTGAAGCTAGCGACCGCTTACGAATACCTGATGACTCGTTTTGCAAGGCCTAGCTATCCATGAGCATCTATCAAGGTAATCGAGGCTTGGCGATTGGCGCGATGCGTCACCGAATTACTGTTCAGCAAATGCTGGAAGTGGCGGATAGCACGAGCGGTCAACCGACAAGAACTTGGAGTAACTTCGCCAGCAACATCCCAGCGGCATTCAATGACCGTCGCGGCGGCGAAAGTTTCCGTGGATCTCAGGTTGAAGCACAATCGCAAGTTGTCTTCACAGTACGCCACATCTCGGGCTATTCACCCATGATGAGAGTCTACTTTGACGGCAACTACTACGGAATCACCAGTGTTCGTCAGGTTGGCGGATACAAGCGGTACATCGAGCTCCATTGCAACCTCGTAAACAATGAGGGTGTGTCATGAGTCGGGCTAAATTCAAGGTTGTCATGGATATGACGGAAATCAACCGTGCCATCGAGAAAGTCGAAGGCATGCCACGTCGCATCATGGCACACTTGAGAAAGCGTGCGATTCCACGAGCAACGCAGATGCTTCGGGATGCCTGGTACATGGAAGTTCCGATGGGCAATGATACTGACCGTGCCAAGCAGTCGAGGAAGCACAAAGCCAAATGGGCTGGTGTTATTGATGTGGTATCGAGCATCAACCATCACGTCCGCGACTGGGACAGAGTCAATTCATCGCTTTGGGTTGGACCTGAATTGATGAATCGCAACGGAACCAGTCCAGGCAACAAATTGTTTTTCGATTACATGGGAACCACAAACCGAAGGATGTCTTTTTGGTCTGGACCTGAAGGTGGTCCTAGTCGTTATCGTGCCGAAACTAAGACGAAAGATTGGGTTGCCAAGAGAGTCAACGATACGATGACTCCGCAAGTCATTTCGATGATGCTGCAAGAGATGCAAGTTGGTTTCACGCAAGAGATGAGGCAGTCATGAACCCAGGTGCCGCACTTCGAACTTACTTGCTAAATAGCACCGGCAGTGCCATCACTGGCCTCATTGGAAGTGGCACATCGGCTAGGTTTTACCCTGATGAATTGCCACAAAACGCCACTATCCCAGCCTGCACCTACACCACGATTACAACTCGCAACGAGCATGTCATTTCGACCGGTGGAACGGCAGACTGGGGGCGATGTGGATTCGGTGTCGCAAGAATTGAGGTTGAGTGCTTTTCGAATACCAGAACCGGTTCACTATCACTTGCCGACACAATTATGGACTATGTTTGCGGACCAACACAACGACTCCGTGGCGTTTACGGTGGAGTCAATATACTCGACTGTATGATTGCCACAGGACCACGAACTTACACAGAACCAGACACCGCTGGAGGAGACGACCGGCGCTATGTGACTGTTATTGAGTTTTCCGTCTCGTATCATGACGCATAGGAGTATTGCGTATGCCAGTTACCGAAACGCATGCAGATACAGGTGCAGG